TATAGTAGCAACGCTTTGGTGATGCTATTTATAATCGCAAAATCAAATTGTGCATAATTTCAAAACGAATTGTGCAAAAATAAACACATTTATCTCTTATCAAAGTTTATTATCAAAGGTCGAGTACTCCTCAACTTGCGGAACTCCTCTGTATAATCAGCATTTTCAATTTCAAAACCAAAATCCTTAAAATTTATCATGCAATTCCGTTATTTGAACAGTCATCATCAACTGTTGTTTTCAGCGCCTTACGCTCGTTTAAGAAGTCAATGTAAGGCTGTTTGCTTGCGCCTTCATCAATGCCCTCAACAGCACTTGCATAGTCATTCTGCAACTTTTGCTCATAATCCAGTCCGTATTTTTCGGCCATTAGCTGGCGAAAAACAGAATTAGCTGTAAGCGGATACAAACAGATCAAACTGTCGTATAAATAGCCCTCAACGCTATCATGAGTGTGTGTACGTACGTTGTGGTTGTAAACAACGGTCTGCTGCTTGTCATTAAGCGGCACGAATGTTTCAGGCATAACTTCTGAAAACAAGTCTTTTTTAAATTTTTCCATTTTTATGAATTTATTGAATTGTGAATTAATCCCGCTTTCCGTTATTTACGACCCAGGCGAAACCCAATGTACGCAGTCGCAAACGAAAGACGATAATGCGTATGCAAATACCGTGACCCGCCATACGTAGAAGTATGAGCGGAACCCGCGAGAAAAGGCTGAGCCCACCCAGCCGGTGACGAGGGGAAGTAATAGTAGTCACATACCCCTGTGTTAGCCGATCCACCTATTTCACTTATCAAGGTATCACCATATAAGTTAATAGTTTCTTTGAGCCCATAACCAGAAGCACGAGGCAATTGCGCACGCTCTACATAACCTGCTGGCACAGCAGGATTAGTGTCAGATAATGGTTTCGCGAATAAAGCCGGGTCATCACAAACATAAGCACGTGAAATGCCGCCTTGAGCATCTGTTTGATGATGAATTAACAAGTCTTCGCAAATGAGCCAGTTATACAGGAATGGTTTTTCTAAACCACGCCAGCTGCTCACCTGAACTGTTTTATCAACGCCGGATCCACCCCAGTCTTTTATCACATAATCGACAATTCCCGTGCGGTTGCCTAATTTTGCGGTAATACCCTCCGGAATAAATCCGTAATAACTGTTAAAGTCATTCCACTCAGTTGATGATACAGATGTACCCATGCCCATGCCGCCTTGTGCAAATCCGTTTTCATCGAGCGTAGGGTTAAATGCCTCCTGGCTATCGTAGTTAGCATATTCAAGTGTCATCAGGTTCATCAGTTCACTATAAGCTCTGTAAACACCAATGTGGGCATCAATTGCAGCTGCTTTTGCAGAGGCATCAGCATTAGATACATTAGTTCGTGTTTGTCCTAACTGTGATGTGATAGTACCATCCAATGATGGGTTATTACTACCACCACGGTATTGTGCCGCGTTCGCAGCAAATGTTGGTAATCCATTCCCGTCTCTAACTATGTCTCCATTTGCGTCAAAAACCAGCGAACATACCGCTGCGGCTCGGTCATTAATGTTATCAAATGTACCGCCAACCCAGCTAAGATGTTTCTCAGGTTTGAAAGTGAATCCGGGTAGAGGCACTTCGCTAAACATTTTACGATACTTTGTGCCTTCAACCTCAGCTCTGAAATAATACGCTGGTTTCAAAAGCATTAAGTTGCCATCTGTTCCATCAAGCTTGCTTGGGAGTCCATTATCCCAGCGTAGAAGTGAATTATTAGGATGCAACCAGTAGTTAACTGATCCATCCAAATTCTCAACGTACCTGGCTATTTTGTTTTGAATTGGGAGGCCGCGATGCAGATCGCTGTTACCAATTCGTGTTACAAGCTTAGATCCGCTGGCTAAATCAACTTCGTAGCCGTACCAAAGGCCACTGGTGCGCCAGTTACCACCACCACGTAGGTTTATTGTCATTACTGATCCTAAATTACTCATTGCTCAAAACTTTAATGGTTAGTAATGTGCCGGTGCAGGTTGCCGGTTTTAAATTGATGCGCAAAAATGCCCCTTTAACAAGGCCTATTACGTTCCAGCTGTGCGATGGCTGTGCGGCATCCAGTGCCTTGGTACTGTCAGGCACTTTGCCCCAGCTAGAGCCATCAACTGATTGCTCCAACTCAACCGTGGCGGTGTTGTTGCTGAGTGCATTGAATAGCACTGTAGCTATTATGTTTTCTCCTTGCACCTGTAAGGCTTCTGATGTGTGATTGCCTCCGGCAAGGTTGTAGTCTAATTTAAGTGTTTGTAAACTCATTGTCTTATGAATTAATGTTGAAAATCGTGTTAATTGTGATATGTAATACACCCTGATACAAGTTCCAGTCATCCGGGTTCTGATACTTAACTCGGATAGCACCATCAACGTCTATTCTTGCACAAAAAATAACATTTGGGGTGTTAGGCTGATAGAGTGTTGTTGCAGGCGCAAACCACTCCACATAGCTCAACGGCCTGTATCCAACCGGGAGCGTGGCTAAAACCACCCAGGGGTTTCCGGCAGAGACATTCACATTAAATGTAAAGCCTGCGTCAACGTGAATTATACCACGTTCGTTAACAACGCGACTTCTAACAGCTCTGTCGGCACGCTCACTAACACTTGCGGCTGTGTTTGGCTGCAAAAATGCACGCTTAGTATTCATGCCATCAAGCCGGATCGTATTTTCCCAATACACGGTTTCAACCGCGCTGGAGGATGCCGCCATGGCAGCATTGGCGTTTCTGATCTCATAAGTGCGGTGCATCTCGCCATCGTAGAAAATCTTATCGCCGTTCGCGTCATAGTTAAGCTCTAAGTTCCACACTGGGCTTTCGGTCAACGGGATTGGCGTTGTGAAGCTGTGCGCTGGTATGTGCCAAATTTCATTATTAAAGTACATCGCTCCCTCGGTGATGCTTACGGTGTCGGTTCCATTGTTGCTTATCTGTGCTCCGTATATGATCACCGGCACTTCCTTGCCGCTATAGTTGACCAAGCTGCGCGCAAGGCTCGCCAATGCGGTGCGGTTTGCAGATTGCATAAATCGCAAATCATCAAGCGCAAAAGGAAAACCGCCATCAAATTGAGTTTGTAGATTATTCATAACTTACTATTTTAAAGGTGAAACCGGGTATTTTATACTTATTGATGAGCGAGCGCATATAGGTAATGTCAGGCTGAGTTGATGCGAGGTAGTTTACGTTGAAATCGTCAAAGCTGTTGTCATCATTCCTAACGAGATAGGTCTCAAATAGCTCAGTATTGTTTCCAACTGTGAGCGGCTTTTCCTCTGCGGAATTATACAGATAAGGCCGAATCAGCGGCTCAGTTTGTTCGATGTAAATTGGCAAAACCCGCGCGTCTCCCCCGGGATGGAAATAAGTGGCCGGTTTATAAGCCAGCGCTTTGTTATCAATGCCGCCAAATTTTTTGTTAAGCAAATACTCAAGGCAAATCACCTGTCCGGTTTGGTTCGTCTCAGTTATGCGTTCGTCTCTGAATCGCATAAATGCAGCGTGCAATTGCTCAAGCGGCTTTATCATTGCGAAGGCATAAGCCCTCAACTTTTCGCCGATAAAGCTGGGCAGCAATTGCCTGTTTAATATTTGCCAGTTTACGCTAAACATAAGGCGTGTATGTTAAGTTATCAGCGAGCGGAAAGGCCGTGTCGATTGCGAAATAACCGCTCTCGGCGATGTGGCTGGTAACGATTCTAACATAATCATCGTCGGCAAACTGATGTTCGATTGCGCTTATATACACATCACGCACGCCCTCGGCTAAGCGCATTGTAGCTATAAGTTCGTTCACTTCGAGGCGGCCATCAAACGGCAGCTCACGCAGGTAGTTTTCTACTGCTTGCTCAACGAGCTTAGTTCCTGTTTGCAGGCTGGTTCCCGTTGCAGCTATGTACAGCGGATCGTAATAAACAACCGCCTGCAATTTTAGCTTATTAGGAGGGCTGTTGATAAAGCGGAGCGGAGTTCCGGCATACTTTATTAAGCTCATGTAATAAGTGAAGGCATCATATTCACCTGCATCCAAGGGCGCAAGTGTAGCACCTACCAGCTTGGCTACTTTAATCACCAATCCAGTGCCGCTTTCGCGAACGCTGCACTCTGCAAGCAGTTGAGGCGTTTCGTCTGCAGCGGCATAAAATACGCCGTAGCCGTCCACCATCACATCTGCGCCGTGGCGGTAATTGAGCGCTTGCTGGCGATACCATTTCAAAGTGCCGGGCTTTTTGCTCTCAAGCAGGTCTGTTAGCTCAGCTTTGAACATATCGAATTGCTCCTCAACAGCCCAGACAGCCGCTGCCGCTACATACAGCAGTAGCTTCCAAATTCCCGCCAAGCTATTGCTTGTAAGCACTGAAAGCCTGCTATCTGCTTCTTTAGCAGCCAGCATCTGCTGATATATATCGTTTATTGTGCGTGCCATGTTTTTAGCTTCCTGGAGGAACTACAACATTAACAACGCAACTAGAGCTTTCGGCCTGATAACATCCACTCGACAAGCTCGGAATGTCGTTTTCGATACCGGCATTCAGCGATTTAACGTAGTTTACGAATGCTGCCAAACGCGCATTGAATTGCGTGTTCGTGAGACGTGCATAAGTTGTACTTGTTAATGCACCGTAAGCAATTGACGACACCGGATCGGTGAAGGCAGGCAAAATGCTGTACTGCTTTGGAAATCCGGAAACGACGTTGCCGTCAGCGTCTGTTTTGTTGATTTGAAGGATCGTTTTACGACCTTCTCCTGTTTGAATGTAATTTGACATTTTATTGATTTTTAAGGTTTACTGTTTATTTTATTTTTCTGCACGTTGTGTGCAAACTATCGTATCGCGCCAACGTGCGCTGTATGTTCCTGCGTCAACTTGTACGCAGGCGGTATCTTTCCATCCATAGCTATAGATTTCTGCTGGTACCTGAACGCATGCCGTTAGGTTCCAGTCGTAGCTATATATGTCAGCAGGAACTTGCACACAGGTATCGAGCCTCCATTCATAGCTGAATACATCAGCAGGAACTTGCACGCAGGTGTCGAGCATCCATTCATAGCTGAATACATCAGCAGGAACTTGCACACAAATATTATCATTCCATGATGCCTGGTAAGCGTCTCCGGGTATTTGCACACAAGCTGTTATTATCCAGTTCATGCTATATGTATCGCCGGGCACTTGCACGCAGGCTGTATCTAACCACATCGCGCTAAAATTGTCTAATAGCTGTTTCACACATACTACATTGCGCCAGCTGTGGCTGTAAGTATCATTAGCCTGTACGCACACATTAACGTTCCAGCTGTGTGTGAAACTTGCCGGAAGCGACTGCCTGCAAACCACACCGCTCCACGCTGAGCTGAATGCACCGGCAATGATCTGGATGCAAATAGTATCCATCCACTCCGATTCGTAATATTGCATGCGTACCGGCGATTTAATAAGGCCGCGCCAGTCTGTAACAATTGGATGCACCTCTAACCGCGTGCCCGGCTCCAGCTCTTGTGTAATGCTGTGGAGTTTGTCTTGGTTATAGGCCAAGAGAGTGTAGATGCCGCGTGGGGTTTTGTACTCCTGTATGGCGATGTCGATGAGGGATTGGCCGGCTTGTGTTATGATGCGTTTAGATACCACTTTTAATTTTTATTAAGAATCGTAAAACGATAATTAGAACTAAAAAAAGTAACACTCCACCTGCCCAAACCAAAGTTTGCTGCCACCAGGTTAATCGGTTTACTTCAACCGGAATTTCTATCTTTATCGGCCTGTCTTTAATTATGATCGTATCTGTAACGGGCACGTAAATAGTGTCGCGCTTATAAATTGTTTTATAAACAACCTTATTATTGCTGATGCTAAAATCCGTGCTGGTGTTTTTGCCTTTTTGCTCACTTAGCTCTTTAACAATAACATTGTTTAGCGAATCACACTCCAATAGCAGCGACAAATAACTACTATCAGCAGGAACTACCCAAGTCACTAAACGCTCGCGGGTTATTTCAACTGTTTTCACCGGCACTTCAACAACCGGTGCGGTATGCCTGCTACAACTACTTACAATGCCCATCAGCACAATCAGCACTACTATATTTTTCATGTTTAAGTGTTTTATTAAGTTCTGCTAATTTTGTGCTAAGGCCCTTATTCTCGCGCCTTAGTTTTTCTATTTCTTTAATCAATTCCTCCTGATTAGCCATCAGCACCACGTTCTGGCTTTCAAGTTTGTCCTGGTTAATAAGCAGCTTACTATTCTGCCGCTGCACGTCAACTAATGTGTTAAGGGTTTCGGTATATGACCTCGAAAGCTTATTTATTGATTCCTGTAGCTCAGAGATAAAGTCGTTATTGCGTTTGCGTTTGCTTACGAACCAACTTGCCACGCCATAAACAATGCCGCCAGAGCCAAATATTATGCTAAAGACTTCAAACCACATTAGAATGTAAAGTATTTAAGCGGGTCAATAAATTGCCCCTGTTTTGAAACTGTAAAATGTAAGTGAGGCCCGGTGCTTGCGCCGGTGGTTCCCACCTGAGCAATTATTTGTCCGGCTTCAACTGCGTCACCTTGCCTGACCAGCCTTTTGATGAGGTGTGCAAATCCAAACCTAAGTCCACCAGGAGTGATTATACTTAATGATTTGCCTCCACTATGGTGATCCCATATACGCTGAACTGTTCCATTAGCAGGCGAAACAATTGGAGTGCCTATTTTCGCCGCTATATCAATTCCGTTATGGAACGAAACTTTGCCGGAAATTGGATGCTTGCGCTGTCCAAACTTGCTGCTTATTCTTCCTTTTAATGGTGTAATCATATTGCCTACTTTTTAATTAATTGGCGCGTGTGGCGTCAATTGTTATTTGTCCGTTTTTAATTTCAAGTTTTTCCAACTGAAGACCGTCTTTTTTACAGTTGAGCCTTATTGACCTGTTTAGCTCATCCTTATCCTCATCAAGCAGGTAGCTTTGAATACCAACGCCTATAAGTGGACTTTGGCGGTAATCGCCGGGTGTAGCAATTAGCAGGCAGGCTAACTGCTGATTCAGGTTTTCACCCACGGCAAAATCGCCGCTGCTTATCGCTAAATCGTAGTCTCCGTCCAATAAAATATCGTGTTCTTTTTTCATTTTAATAGCGATTTAAATGCCATTTCAAAACCAGTTACAAGCGCAAGGGTATCGGGTGTAATTGTCCCACTTGGTGAGTTCGGTGTCATTACGGCTACTTTAAGGGTTTTAAGAATTTCGGCCAGCTTTTCAAAAATTGTTGATAGGCTTACGCCGTCGCAACTCATGTCTATTTTTGCTGATTCGCCATCAATTTCAAATACGAGTCCGTTGTGTTCTATTTTAAAGCGTTCCAGCTTGTCAATACGCACGAGACACAAATCGCGCTTTAAGCCTGCGCTGAGGTCTGCCACTGTTACCATGCTGCCAATTGCAGGCTTTAACAAAAACTTGCCTTGCTGGCCTATGCTAAACAGCATTACACCGTTATACTTATTGCCGCCATACTCTATCGTGCAAAATGTATCATCCACTTCAACCACCTCGGCTGTAAATATAACCACTCCCGGACTGCCTGCCATAGCCTGTATTTTTTCGCGTATCTCGTTCATATTTTCCTTCCAAGTTTTACTGTTCGTTTACCGCCTGAGCTGTCCATGCTTGTAATCACTTCTGTGCAGTAATAGGTGCCGTTTTTGTATTCGTAGTCATCATCTCTAATTGAAACGGCATAGCCCGCATCGCACCACGGCAATAGCCAGCCAGTGAAGGCTCCGGAATAACCGGTGTAGCTTTTAATTTTAAGCTGTTCTAAGGCTAAGTTTCTTAAGCTTGCAGGGTCACTTACACCGCTAATTTTGCGTGTAATAACATCCCCGCCTTTTTCGCCGACGGTTTCGCGGATAACTTTACCATCCTTAGCTTTTCCCTCCACAACCACTTCCACCTTTCTGTCTTCAGCATTTTTATATTCTAAATCACTGCTTTCAATATTTTCTTGAAAACTATAAATTGCGGTTCCAAACAGCTCGCTATACTGTGGATGCACGTGAAGCTCTTTTCCTTTGAGGTAAATATTAGCCTTCGTTTCTTCCTGAATTTTCTTTAACACCTGATAGGCCGTAGCACTTTGTATCACATATTTATCATAGTTGAAACTATAGTCGCATTTCAGCGTAAAGCCTTGTGGCATGATGTATTTTAATATATCAGCAAGCCCTGGGTTTGTAAATTCTTTATCGCCAACAGCTGTTTTAAGCAGGAATAAGGAGTCTTCACAGTTCAGCGTTATGCTTCCGTCATCTGTAGAAATACTATCCAAATAGCCTTCAAATTCAGTGCTTAGGTTTTCGCCATAACCAAGCTCTATAGTTACTTTGTCGCCTCGCTTAATCTTTTGTTCCACCTCAAGTGCCTTATTAAATACTGCACCAGGCAGCACAATTTTTGCCGTGTCGCTTAGCTGCTCCACCGAGCGGGTTATTTCAACGCTGTGTAGCATTCCAAGCTGGTATTTTCCTATTTTAATTTTCCAATTCATGTCGTAATACATCATTGTTCAATTAAAAGGTTAAACACGTCATCGCTGTAGCCCTTGATTTGAAAAGATTGATTTTCCAGCCCCTTAGTTGGGGGTAAATCAAGCGTTTCAATAACTATCGAAAAAATATTCCTGGCATTAAGAAAAGGGCTTTGCACATCAATTTGCCCGCGATACTCAAAGTACTTTTGAAGCTCGGCCACCTCCGCCGGATAGGCGCCATTATTAGTTGATAAAACGCCAGTAATTGTAATCTGCACATCGTCTTCTGTCCAACGTTCCTTGATAGTTCCCCTAACCTTGCCCTTTGCCACTGTGCGCCGGGTGATAATATTACGGAAGCTCAGTGAAATGATTGGATCAATCGGAAAAACAAAGTCTTTGAGGTCGTTGCTAAGCAGCGTGAGTGGATATTGCTGCGATACTATGGCATTGCCCTCAGCCTCGGCCATAGTGCCATTGCTGTTCATGTTTAAAATTACCACCTTATCTTTCAATAAAATAGGCGGCAAGTTAATTCCAGTTGCTATGGTATTTATTTTATTCATTAGGCAGAGGCATAAGCTACGTTCAACACTTGCATCAGGGCTTTTTCAACCCGCCGCACCATTTCTTCTGAGTTTTCGCCCACACCGCCGCTAAAGCTTATTTTATCAACCAGGCTTCCAAGGCTGATATGTATTTCAGTATTTCGAGTGCCGCCTGAAGCAATTGCATTTGTGGATGTGGCAACCGGTTCAACATTTGTAGCTCCTCCACCGTTAGGGTTTATATTACTTCCCGGAATTATGGCTGCAGCTATTTTATTTGAGGGAGCGGCAATGGCCTCCGCATTCTCAGCGTTAACCTGTGCCACGCCCTTTTGATAGGCTGCTCCAATTTTAACGCCGGCATCTTTTGCGCTTCCAACAGCTTTCTTCACAGCATCCACACCCACCAAATCACCTGCAGCTGCCTTAGCTGTTTCCCAGGCTCCGGCAAAGTCGCCTTTAAACAGTTTTACCAGGGCACCACCAACACCGGCTATGCCGCTAATAATTCCTTTTATGCGGTCAATGACAAAATCTTTGAGTATTATACCAAATTGTTTTATGGTTTCCCATGCCGCCATTACACCGCCTCTAAACCAATCAAGTTTGTTCCAGGCGAGTACTAATATGGCCACTAAAGCTCCAATGCCCAATACCACCCAAATTATAGGGTTAGCCGCCAATGCAGCATTCCATAACCAGGTAGCCCCTGTTAGTATAGTAGTCTTAGCGGCAAGCACGCCATCCCACACTGCCTTCATTTTTTCTGCATTGGTAACGTACTGAATCATACTACCAAGTGCTGAGAATAATGGAATTGATTGGCTTAGTGGCACTAATATTTCCATTGACACCTGCATATAAGGCAATGCGGCACCAAGTGCATTAAACATGGATATTTTTATATTATCAAATGCCGCTCTAACTCGTCCAAGCTTTTCGCTCTGGCTTTCCATTACAATATTTGCCTGTTCAGTTGCCGTTTGCGTACCTCTAACGGCCTCGGTATATTCCTCAATTTTACTGACCCCGGCAATTAATGCCGTACCAGCGTTTGAGTTTTCTCGCCCAAATATTTCACCAATCAATGCGCTATCATTCATCACCGGTTGAAGCATTTTCAACCTTTCGGCAAGCGTTAAGCTTTTATCTCCGAGAGCTTCAATATCAATTCCGGCGCCCATTAATGCCTCGGCGGTTTTCTTTGGCATAAACCTACCTTGTCCTAAAATGCTTAGAGCGTTGCGTATTGCCACACCACCTTCAGCTCCTTTTTTTCCCGCCTTATCTAACACCTGTATTGAGGCGTTAAGCTCTTCAAATGAAACGCCGGACATCTTTGCCGCCATACCGGATTGCTCAAGAGCCTGCTTTATTGCCGGAAGCTCAGCACTACCAACACTTGCGGCAGCCGCCATGACGTTCATCATTTCAGCCATTTTCTCTGATGCCTTTGTAGGATCGTCTAATGAAACCTGATACTGGTTCATAGCTGTGGTAAGCACTTCCGCGGCTGCTGTGGCATTGCCTCCCATCGTTTTGCTAAGCACGTTCACGTGTTCTCCCATGGCCGAAAGTGCCGTGGGCACTTCCGCTATTTCAGGAGCTAATTGCGAAAGTATAAGCTTGTAACTTTCCACACCCTGTGCCGCGCTTCCGCCGAATGTCTTTGCTGATTGCCTGGCATATCCTTCAACTTCTTTTAGCTTATCTCCGGTGAGTCCGGTAATAGCTGACAGGTCGGCCATTGACTTATCCAGCTCAAGTCCGGCTTTTGCGCCATTCATCAGGCTTGTATTAAAGCTTTGCAAAAGCTGAGATGCCTGGTTGAATACAACTATTTTAGCAGAAAGGTTTTGAAACAAACCAGCGCTTTGCTTAACAGTATTATTCATTTTGTCAATGCCTCCGGTGATGTTATTGACCACAACAGCGGCATTGCCAACAATATTAAAGCTATAGTTGATACTCGTGCTCATTTTACCCTATATTTGCGCTTAAATAATACATTATGTTAAACCTGATTTTATCTTATATAGCTTTCGGAATTTTTGGTTTGGCGGTGCTTTCATTTGTTATTTGGATGTTTAAATACGGCTTTTCAAAAAACAATGATTTTAAGCTTTAACGCCTATTTGCATCGGCCTCTTTTTTCCTTATCCATTCCAGCTCTTTAAATCGCATCGCCCAGTCCTGGTCGCTAAGCCTGTCGGGATCGGCTATGTGTAGGTAGTAGCGTAGCTGGGCATCTACCACCCGCACAAAGTCGCGATCTTCTACTCCGGCAGACTCTATAAGTTTACCAGCTCAGCCTGTTTTACCTCAATCAGCTCTGCAAGCTTTCCTGATGCACCTAAAAACAAGTCATCCTCTGTTTTTATGGCCTCCGAACCACCTACCCAGCAATTGTTCAGCAGGGTTTCGTTAAACTTTATGGGGTCGCTGCCACCTGCGGCAGTTGCATAAGAAAGTGTACGGCGATCTGGTTTACGCAGATAGCAAATATGCCCATCCACTATAATCCCAAACAGCTTACCATGTTTCTTTTTCCATGCTTCAATTTGCTCAGGCGTGGCCTGGCCAATCAATTCTTTTTTCATACTTCAGCTATTTTTGGTTTTCAATTCTCAGGCAGATAAATGGAAGTGTTACCTCCATAAACTTATCGCCTTGTTTCATTTCCTTGGCGTCTTCAGTAAACTCAATGCCGCGAATTTTATCGACTATCAGCACATCGCCTTTTGAGGGGTTGCCATAAGCCACCACGGCATCCAGGCGCAGTCCAAGCACACTACCTTTTCCTGCAAGCCGCAGAGTTTCAAGCTCGCTTTGTAGCATGCTTATTTCGCCCTCATAGCTTTTATTGCCTTTTTGGATGTGCATAGGCTCATTACCTTTGCCATAAACAGCTTCTTTTTCCTGTTTCGAGCTGTATTTAACGCCTCTCAGTCCCGTAATTATGCGGCCACCAAGTGCTACAGTGATGTCTGCATATTCATATTGTCGTGTATCGAACATGTGTTGTCTCCTTATTGGCTAATAGTTTTAAATCCAAGTTCTACATTGATATAGCGGGCATAGCCGTATGGCTTAACACGTAAACCCACCTTCAAAAATCCGGTGGCCACAATGTTTTGGTTGGTATCTACTAAACACTCCACACCAGTATCATTCTGGTTTTCCGGGTCGTTGCCCAGCTCACCATTTACTGTCATGGAATTAATAACAGCATTTTCAGCAAGCGTTTCAAGCCCTTTGGCAAAGCTTACACTTACTTTTCCCTCATCGCTAACCGGAATCTCCTCAAGCAGCTCATTAAGCATTGCTCCATAAGCAAGGCGATAAGCTTTATCCACAGTGCGGCGGGCGGTTAAATGGTTATAATCGTCAGTTGGCAGCGTAGCCAGTGGGTCATCCGTAAAGTAATACCCTGAGCGTCCGGTGTGCATCCTGAAAGTGATATAACCCTTGTCGTGAACGCTTCCGGCATCGGCCAGCTCGGCCTTTATATTGCCTAAATAGGCACTGGTAAGCGTTATAACCGCGCCGTCTTTTACACGGCCAATATTGCGTTGCACTGGCATTTTTGCCAGCCTACCGGCAAGTATTCCAATGGCACAGCCGTTTCCAGAAACGGTATCGCCAATCATTACACCAAGCCTGTTTTGGTTGCCGGTTGTTAAATCGGTCAGTTCAATAGGATCACCTGTATAATACAATCCTGCCACCATAATAAAGATTGGCGCTTTTAGGGTTTCAGAGCTCCAATCAGCGGTTAGCTGTGCAGCTGCAATAGCAGTGGCCACATCACCATCAAGCCCACCGGCAATTGTTGCACTATAACCGCTTGCGGGTGTGCGATGGATGAACACCCCACGAAGCCTTCCGTTTGCATCCTGCAACAAATTGCGAATTCCATTAGTGGTGGCTAAAGTGGCCATTTCTGTAAGTGTTACGGTTTCGGCAAAGCAGCGTAGCCATAGCTCAGTACCATCGCCTGCGGTGTTGTAAAACTCGGTAAGCACTTTGTGCAATCCCGGGTTGTTAGCCTCAGTTACTCCAAGCGTATTGGTTACATCATCCATTGATTTAACCACATAACTCTTAAGCAGCTCAAGTTTTTCATTAACCGGAGCGGCAGTAGTGAGTAGCCCAAACACACCATCCGGACTAACAGCAACCTGGCCAAGGGCACCGTTTGCAAATTCAATTTTAACGCGTGGTAACATTATGCTTCCTTTCTGTTAATTGTTTTTACTGCTTTCAAGAGCAATGTTCTGCCGTGGTTTTCGGCATTGGTTTTTTCTAAAAAGGCGATGCCGTCAGAGGTGAAGTGAAAAGCCGCTGCCGATGGGTAGGACTTAAATAACATATCTGCTTTTTCGTTCAGCTCGTCTTTTTCAGGAACGGTTTCATCAGCGGGTTTTTCGTTCAGCTCGTCTTTTTCAGGAACGGTTTCATCAGCGGGTTTTTCGTTCAGCTCGTCTTGGTCGGTGGCGTTAATTTCGCCCTTGGTTTCTTCCACCTTGGTGGCGATTTCCCCGGCGGTTGCTTCAACCACCGGAGATTCTTTTTTCGTCTTTTTCGCCATATCGTTATACAGTTGCTGAAACAATAGCACCAATTGCCTCGTTTTTCAACGGAAGCGCAATAAAGTAGTGGCGGAAATTGGCAAGGTTTTCCTGTGTGGTAGGATTGTCCTTAGCCGCCGAGAGGTAAGATTTTGTACTTCCAGTGGCTTTCATCATGCGTGGTGCAAAAAATGAAACGCTGGCCATAAACTCACCCGCTTCGGGTACTGCTCCATAAGCTAACTTTGTTTTAGCCTGCTTGAAGTAAGGATTGTCAACAAATTCATAAATCTCAAAGCTTAGCATATTTGCAATTTTGCCGCTGGTATAGTTGTAGTACTGATCAGCAAACTTCTGGTCATTGAGTAATAAGTCGGCAACATGATCAGGACTAAGCACCAATATCCTCCCTGCTCCCGGAACTTTCATTTTATCATAAGCCTTTTTCAGGTTTATAATATCAGTCCTGGTAAGCATTTTGCGGCCTCCTTCAGGTGCGGCTGTTCCGGTTGTAAGCAATACAGGTGTGGTGGCGGCATGAGATGCCGGTGCAAGGGCATGAATTGCTCTGGAATATTTAGTTGTATCAATTGACTCGCGGTGGCGTTCAATTACACTTCCCATCTTATCATAACTAATAGCATACAACTCATCATCTGTAATTCGTGTAGCTTTTGTTTGATATTTGTCAAGGCTGATTGCCTTATCGGTATCGGCTAAATTTTCCACACCAATCGGGTAACTAGTATTGTTGATTAAAACGGTTGGGTCGCCACCAATGTTAATAAAGTGAATCATGTCATTTTCGGCGTATTGGTCATAGCTCCTGATTTTTGCCAGCCATCCAATACTTTCTACTGAATTTCGGAAGGACTTAATCATTTCACCTGTCCACACTTCTGTAAAAACACCTGCACGCATAGAGCTTGCAAGGTCTAACTGACCAATTGCTAATGCTGCACCATTGAGGCTGGCAGCGCCAATAACAGGATTTACGCCTACTACCCCGGCAAGGGTTGCGCCCATTAGCGCGTTAATGGCCAATGCCATAATAAATAAAAGATACTTTTTCATCTTTTCGAGTTTTGATTTTTGGTTAGTAAACTGGGTCAATTCCATACTCTGCCTTGTACAAGGCATTGTAAGTTTCTCGGTTGCTATCGCGCAGCTCCATGCGTTTTTCTGCCGGCACCTCGCTAAGCTTTTTGTATTCATTGGCTCCGGGTTTTCCATTGCCGCCAACAAAATCACTTGGTTTCACAGCCGGTGTCATTAGCTCAAGCGTATCGCTCAGTACTTTACTACCTGAGGTTTCGCCAAGCGTGATAAAATGAGCACGTTTGTCAGCAGTAATTCTTTTTAGCTTGATAGCCTGGTCAACCACGGCCTCAATGCTTGCCTTTTTCAGGTCTGCCATTTCGGTTTCAAGAGCGGCTAATTTTACCGCGTTGTCCTGTAAAGTGCCAATGAGTTGCAATACCTCATTTTCGGTCGCCGTTTCGGGCAAGCCTAGTTTTAATGCAATTGTTTTCATGTTTAAAGATTGATGAATTGATTTGAGAATTTCGCCGCTTTCACCTGCGGTAAGGTTTAGTTTTTTACCATCGCTGTATAATGCCAGCGCATCGTCGTTACTGCCAAGGTCAACCACGCTTATCTCGCGCAGTATAGATTTTGAAACGGTCATCCGAAGCTGGCCTGGTAGCAATAATGATTTATCGTCTGTTTGCTCCACTATATCAAGTCCTGGGCTTACCATTTTCAACACACCGGCATCCCATTTGGCCTTTATGCGCGCCGCAAAGGGATCTGATTCGTCAAATTTTAAAGTCCCCAGTAGTTGGTCGCCATCAACCCGCAGGTTGTCAACAGTTCCAAGAGGGAGCACATCGTCGGATGTTCCCTTGGTAGCGCGTGTGTGCATCCACAATAATAGCGGGTTTCGCTTATACTGTGTGGTGTCTATACCAGCTGTAATTACCCTGGTCTTATAACTGTTCAGCTTTGAGTTGCTAATTACTACATCGTAGCTCATTTTTATCGGTTTTGTTATGCAAAGAAAAACAGAGGGCAAGTTTCTACAAATTAATACCGCCATTCTGTCAGTTATATTTTTATAACACCCTAATATCTGCCCATTTTTGCAAATAATATTCATGTCAAAATAACAGGATGGCAAAAAATCAGATGACTAACAAAAAGGAATTCGCCCGCATTCTATACATGCAGGGAGAAGCGCAAAGCTCAATAGCTGAAAAAACAGGCGTTTCAAAGGTTACTATCAATAAATGGGTAAAAGATGGCGGATGGGAAACCCTAAGAGCCGCCGCAACAATTACACGACCGGAACTGGTTAACAAGTTGCTGCACTCTATCAATAGCCTGTTGGACGAAGTAAACACAACTAAAGACCCAAAGCTGCTTGCTACCCTTGGCGATAAGCTATCAAAGTTTGCAACCACCATTGAAAAACTCGATAAAAAAGCCAATGTGGTTGATGCTATTGAGGTTTTTATGGCATTCGGTAAATGGATGCAGTACCGCCTTACGGTTGATCCGGAGGTTACACCGGAATTAATCAAGGCAATCAACAAGTTTCAGGACTTATACATCAGCGAACAAATAAACAAGTAGCATGATTAAGTTCGATAAAAATGCCTACAAAGCATGGCGCGAGCATTGCCGCCTGGTGCAGGAACAAACTACCGTGAACCCCCACGAGCCGGAAGCCGTGAAGCTTGCACGTATCGAACGCGCCCGAAACGATTATGCCTATTTTGTTGATTATTACTTCCCGCATTTTGCAAAAGTAAAAAGTGGAAGATTCCATATAAAGACGGCTAACAAAATCAAAAACAGCCCCAACCTAAAGGCAGTGCTAAAGTGGGCAAGAGCGCACGCCAAATCAACTCATATTGATATTATTATTCCGCTTTGGCTCAAATGCCAAAAGGAAAGGCAAATTAACGTCATGGTGCTGGTGGGCAAAAGCCAGGACAACGCAAATACCCTACTCAGCGATATACAGGCCGAGCTGCAATTTAACCGGCGATACATCAATGATTTTGGCGAACAATACAATGCCGGAAGCTGGCAGGAGGGCGAATTTATTACTGCCGATGGATGCGCTTTTTTTGCCCGGGGAAGAGGTCAAAGCCCGCGCGGTTTGCGCTACCGCGATAAACGGCCAGACTATATCGCTATTGACGACCTTGACGACGATGAACTGGTAGAAAACGAAGCAAGGGTGTCAAGGCTTACTGATTGGGTAAAAGAGGCGCTTTTTGGCGCTTTAGACGGTGGCCGGGGGCGGTTTATTATGGTTGGCAACCTGATAGGGAAAAACAGCGTGCTGGCCAGAATAGCCGCGACAGAGGGCGTTCATGTGTCGCAGGTAAACATATACGACAACAAAGGCAATGTTACCTGGAAGGAAAAATGGGAACGACACGAGGTGAAGGATATGGAGCAGTTTATGGGATACCGGTCGTTTCAAAAGGAGTACATGAACAACCCCATCACCGAGGGTGCCGTGTTTAAAAACGACTGGGTACGCTGGAAAAAACTCCCCAGGCTAAACAAATATGAGCACCTGATAGCTTACTGCGACCCATCTTTTAAGAGTAGCTCCAAAAACGACTACAAAGCCATTAAGGTATGGGGCAAAATTGGCAACGAGCTTCATCATATTGCAGCATTCGTTCGCCAGGCATCAACCAGCGAAATGGTACGCTGGTTCTACGACTTCCACGAGCGCATTCCAGAAGGTGTGCTGTGCGACTACGTGATGGAAGCAAACTTCCTTCAGGATATTATCCTGGATGAGTTTACCGTGGAAGGAAACAACCGCGGATACCAGCTCCCAATCAGAGGCGACCACCGCAAAAAACCAGATAAGTTCCAGCGCATTGAGGCTATAAGTCCACTGTGGGAACGTGGTTTCGTATGGTACAATCAGGATATGCAAACCGACCGCGATATGCTCACAGGCATCGAGCAACTGCTGGCATTTGAAAAAGGCAGCCGCACCCACGACGATGCGCCGGATGCAGACGAAGGAGCAATTTACCTGATGCAAAAAAGAACCAGAATAGAAAGTTTTACACCATCAATCGGCAAACGCCAAACAAGTAAAAACCTATGGTAAAGTTAATTATAAACATCATTTTCGAGCTGAGACTGCGCAGAGCAATTAAAGAAGCCAACAAAATTAAGAAGCTTACAAAATATCGCTGCTATGTGCTGCTGGTGAAAGGCAGACCAGTCGTTTATTCAAAAAAAGACCTTAAAGAATCTATTGCCCGAAGGCATTTTAAAAAAGGATTTACCATCGACCAGCTCGATAAAATCGCACTATATAAAACCCAATAACCATGTCATTTTTAACCACAGACGATTATAAAGCCGTGAGCGATGCGCAAACGCTCGAGGTAATACACCAAAGCGATGAAGTAAACAGGGAAAGGGCAGAGCGCTATGCCATGGAAGAAATTAGCTCCTACCTGCGTGGCAGATACGATATGGCCGCTGCTTATGCTGCATTAGGTTTGCAGCGCAATTCACAGCTGGTAATGATAACCGCCGATGTGGCGCTTTACCACCTCATTGCCTGGCTTCCTAAGCGCATGGGCTTCGAGATAAGAGAAACGCGCTACAAACGAGCCATAGAGTATTTGGAGAACGTGCAGGCAGGGAAGGCCTCGCCTGATTTGCCTCCGCTAATTAACGATGACGGCATTGATACCGGTATTGCCGTGAAATACGGCTCCTGGAACAAAAGTAAGTATGATTACTAAATCACCCTTGAAATGGATAAGTACACCCCTGAAATGATGCTGGCCATGCAAAATGCAGCCGGTCGCGAACGTGTAAAAGCTATGCTGATTGAGCTTGCCGTTAAAACGCAAAACCTTACCAAAAAAGATATTGGCACCTGGCGGCAGGCATGGCAAATGGCTATTAACGTTGAAAACCCACAGCGGGCGCGCCTGTACGATGTTTATACCGACGTGGACGTTGACCTGCACCTTACCGGTGCCATTGGCCAGCGTAAGGGTATGGTGCTGAAAAAGGCTTTCAGGCTGATGGACAAGACGGGCAAGGAAAACCGGGACGCCACCGAAATACTGGAGACCGAATGGTTCAAAGATTTCGCATCCCTGGTGCTGGATAGCCGCTACTGGGGGCACTCGCTCATACAGTTTGGCGATATACTTACCATTGCCGGCAAACGCAAATTTGAGAATGTTCGCCTGGTTCCGCGCAAGCACGTCATGCCCGAGCATGGCCTACTGCTTCGCGAGGTAGGCGATGAACCGAAAAAGGGCATAAGCTACCGCGATGGCAAAATTGCAAACTGGTGCATAGAGGCGGGCAACCCCTTCGACCTGGGGCTACTGCTGAAATGCTCACCACAGGCGCTCAGCAAAAAGAACATGCTGGCATTCTGGGATACCTTTGGCGAATTGTTTGGCATGCCCATACGCATTGGCAAAACCATCAGCCGCGATGCCAAAGAAATTAACAAGGTAGAAAAAATGCTTTCGGATATGGGTGCTGCCGCCTGGGGACTTTTCCCCGAGGGCACCGAAATTGATATTAAAGAAAGCTCCAGGGGCGACGCCTATAACGTGTACGACAAACGCATCGAACGCGCGAATAAAGAAATGAGTAAAGGAATCCTCAACCAAACAATGACAATTGACGACGGCGCATCGCTCAGCCAGTCAAAAGTACACCTTGACATCTTTGAAAACGTGGTAGAAGCCGATGCCGACTTTCTGCGCGATGTAATAAATAATCGCCTCCTACCTCTCATGGTCATGCATGGTTTTGCCGTTGACGCGCTGCAATTTAACTGGGACGATTCGGTAGAGTACACCCCACAGGAACAAATCAATATTGAAACTATGCTGGTAAACGGCGGATACGATATTGACCCTAAATATTGGGCAGAAAAATACAACATACCCGTAACAGGAAAAAGCACACCCTCACCTTCAAATTTTTTCGTGTAGGCCCCGGGTGGTACACGGGGCTTCATGCCGCAGTATCTGACTTGTACCACGACCATCACGGCCACCTACACCTGGCCGATAAAAAAAACCCTGGCATTAACCAAAGTATTTTTGAGGCAGCCACCAAATGGTTGCACAAAAACAAAGGTTTTACTGCCGAGAACCTGGCCGAAAAACCACCAGCCGAGCTGGTAAACGAAATTAACCGTGTTTTGTCGCAAGCCGTAAAAGATGGCTTGTCTTCCGGCATTAAACACGAAATTCCACCGGCACTTACACAAGCCCTGGATAAAAACGTGTTTGTTTTTTCAGGCCTCAAAACCTACCACGAACTTAAAGAGGCTTCATTATTGCTGAAGGATGAAAACGGTGGCATTGTGCCTTACGATAAGTTTAAGCAGCAAATGCTCAAGCTAAACGAAACCTACAATACCAACTACCTCAATACCGAATATAACTTTGCAACACAAACGGCGCAAATGGCCGCCAAATGGAACGATATTGAACAGGACGGCGATGAGTATTGGTTGCAGTTTAGAACCTCACGCGATGAAAAAGTGAGAGAATCTCACGACGCACTGCATAATACAACCCTGCCACCTTCCGATCCTTTCTGGGACAGCTATATGCCACCCCTCGATTGGAACTGCCGTTGCACGGTGGTGCAGGTGCTAAAAGATAAGTATGCGCAAAGCAATAGCGCACAGGCAGTAGGTAAAGGCGAAACGGCAACTACCCGCATCGACAAAAAAGGCGTAAACCGTGCCGCCATGTTTCGGTTTAACCCGGGTAAGCAAAAGGTTATTTTCCCGCAAAACCACCCTTATTTTAAGGTGCAGCAGGGTGTAACTGGCATGATTGATGGGCTTTATAATACCGCCCAAAAAATTGAGCGTAAAAAGGTAGATGATGGCATTAAACAATGGGCAAAAACAAATATTCCTGAACAGGGCATGAAGATTAATTCCGAAAAGCTTATAACCGGAAATGCTATACTTTTAAGGAAAAACGTAAGAAACATAGCCGCTCACCTGGCAAATACCGAACTTAAAAAGATGGCCACTGAAATACCTGATATTCTGAAAAGGGTTCAGCCAATCACTCAGGCCACTTTGAGCGAATCTATTAAACCAAAATCAGAGGCCAACATAAAGCGCAAAATAGAAAGAGGTGTAACGCAATATAATTATTACAGCTTTGAATATGAGGGAGAAACTTTTAGGCTTAACGTGGAGCTGATAGATGGGGTAGAGTTTCCACACAGCATCAATAAAATAATAAATGCCGACTAATCAACTAAAAAGGGTTTCGTCCCCTCCCGTATCATAATCGGCATTTATTGAACCACAAAGATACATCTATTAACACACAAATGTCAAGTAAAAATGAAAAGTAACCAATTCTTACAAAAAATACTTAGAGACCTGCGTGTGGATTTGCTTGATGAGTTTGACCGTAATTTTGAGCGAAAAGGGTTTTTTAACAAACCCTGGGACGCCCGCAAATTTGGCCGCAAAGGATCATTGCTTACTGTGCGTGGTGGCGGTGGGCTGCGCGGGAGCTTAAAAGCCACAGCCAACCAAAACTCCGTAACATTTACCAGCAGCCTGCCCTATGCCTCCATACACAACGAGGGAGGAACTATTACCGTAACGGCTAAAATGAAACGCTTTTTTTGGGCTAAGTACTACGAGGCTGGCGGCAAGGTGAAGCTTAAGAAAAGCGGTGGTGTTACCAAATCATCAATGCGCTACAATGAGGAGGCCGAGTTTTACAGAAACCTTGCACTTATGAAAGTAGGCAGCAAAATAACCATGCCCGAACGCCGATTTATTGGCCATGCTCCAGAGGTGGATCAGTCGGTGAAACGCGTAATGGATAAGAATTTAAAAGACCTTGAAATACATATTAAATCACTTTTAATACAACCCAAAAAATGAGAAAACAATTAATGACGGCACTTATTGAACGCCTCAAACACATTGAAAAAGATGAAGCCGGTAACTATGTGGTGGCCACAGAACCTAACCCGGATAAAACCGTGATACAACACTTCGACCTGTGGAACCAGCAGCTCGACTGGCTCGATGAGGAGCAACCCTTTACCACCCCGGCGGTGTTTATCGAGTTTTTGCCCATACAGTGGCGCCATCAAAGCCGGGGCACACGCGATGCAACCCTAAGCATAAACCTGCACATTGTTACCAGGCGCAATATCCCTACCCGTGCCGACCAGCAATACACCACCGAAGCACTTGGATTTTTGGAACTGCTCGATGCCGTAAACCTTTGCCTGCATGGCCACAAAGGCGAAAACTTTTCCGCACTTACCGGGCAAACGAGCACCACCGACAACAACTTTGATGAGCTGATGCACTCCATTGAGCAATACACGGCCTACATCGTTGACCACTCAGGCAGTATGCCACAAAATAAAGTAGCCGCAGGATTAATTGTTGAAATATAACAGCAAACGCCATTTTCATTGCACAAAACGCAAACTAATTTGCATATATGCAAAAAAAAGCCCCCGAACTCCGGGGGCTTTTGCGTTATAGCCTTTTAAGGCTTAATATTTATTCACCTGCATTGTAACACAACGCCGCGGCCTATCGTCTGCCGTTTCTTCAGCGGCGCGCAATAGCGCCAAATAGGCTTCGTTGTTGGTGAGCATAGCATGAAGCAGCAGCTTGTGCCCCTCGGCTATCTTTTTCATGGCGGCCAGCTCGGCGGCGCGGCGGCTATCGTTCATTTGTGCCTCCTTCCTGTAGCTTAACGCAGGCTTTGCATTGAATTACTTTGCCCGAAACATAATTAGCTGAGTTTATTAAAAGAATGGCATTGCGCCTGTTTTGCCCTTCGGCGCACTGGCAAGTGGTACGGGTACGATAAGCCTTTAAACCAAAACGCTCAAAATTGTCTTTATAAGCTGTTAATCCGCTTCTTTTATTCACATAAACGGTTGTCATGCTTGGCCTCCTTTCTGTAATAGCTTACCAATAAGCCTTTCGCGTAGCTGCTGGTTCTCTACCAAGGCCACATCGGCCAATATGCCTACAAGCCTATCTGCCGACAGCCTATTATGATTGCGCTTCTTGGGCAGTTGCCGTGCATGCTCGCCAAACAAATCAACCTGCGCCACTGGTTGGTTTATCCGGTTGATGATTAAATCCTCTGCCCAGTCTCTGAACAAACGCGCCCGCTGGCTCTTAATAAAGAACCCGAGGCGAACAATGCCGCGCTTTGTCCATAGTGTGCCTATTGAAGAGCCTGGGGAGGCAGCGTGACTAATTGTTACGTTGCTAATAAAGTGTTTGCCCTCAATTAATTCTGAATGGTTTCTTTTCTTTGCCATTCTAATTGAATACTCACTTGCGCCATAACCTTTAGCAACTTCTTTAGTGGGCATTAAAAACTCATGGTCTGAACTGGGCAGGATGGTAACCGTCAAACCTTCGGTTACGGTGAGGCTCATGGCCTCTTTGTCATTCTTTTTGAAACTCATTGTAAAAGAATTTAAGTACATAAAAAAAGCAAAGCCGCCTTAGGTGTGAGTTTCAATTTTTCGCGGGGCGAGAAACCAGCCTCGTCCTTTCGTTCGAGGCCACCTTAGCAGCTTTGCTATATTATTAAACTAAATGTTTCAGGATATTACCCCTGAAGAAAAATTGAAACTCAAGGGCAAATATACAACAGTTTGATTATTTGTCAAGTGATGGGTTAATTTTTTTTTAAAACCGGCAGGCAGTGTTGTGCTGCCTGTCCGGTTTATCTTACATTTGCGTTGCTAAACTTAAAAATGTAAGAAATGGAAAAAGAACTTTTAATCCGAATGGGTGCTATTGAAGCAAAACTAAAGGCACTACGTATAGCCCTTACAGATTCTCAGCAGCTTGTTTATCATCATTATCTTGATAAGGCAAAGCAGCGGTTTGCTGAACTTCACGAAATACATGACAAAGATTTGCTTCGGCTTCTTGACGAGCTGTTTTACTAATCCTTTTAGCTTGTTCTAGCTGATCTTCAAACAGCTTTTTGTAAATACGGTATAGCCCTGCGATGTAAAAATAAATCATCAAGACAAGTGCTAAGCAGGCAATAAGCATCCAAATAGGTAATGTTATCATTGTGTTCATTGTTTAGGGGTTATTTGGGTTAAAAAAGTTTCAACTGGTTGCTATCAAACAGCTCCTCATCTTGCATTTGTTGGTCGCGCGTGAGGCTCATGTATCGCCAAAATGTGCGCTCGCTCATGGGGTAGGTTTTTAAAACAACATTTCTAAACACCCAGCGGCGGTTTCTGTCCTGCCGCCCTGGCTCGTAGTGCAGCTCAACTAAGGTGCGCACTTTCATTGCCTTTTTCAGGGTGTTGGAGTTGTGGTTCATCAGCCTTGCTAAATATACTCATAAGTAGTCACCGGCTTTTCAATGCGGTAGCCGCGTGCCTTCAGGTGTTCTATACATTGTGCATCGGTAAGGGATAAATAACAATGTTTTACAAACTCTTTTGCCGTTTCCAGGGTCATTGATCTAATCGGGATGTCTAATTGCAGTGCCAGCTTAATCTCGTGTATCATGCCAGGGCTGATAGTATTGCCGTAAAGCCGCAGCTCGTCGATAAAGCCTTTGCGCATAAGCGCGTTGTTATTCTTTATGCCGCGAGCCCTTTCGGCGGGTATATCGTCTCTTAGAGCGTAGCAATCAAAGAAGTAATTAGCAAACGGAACTGTTTCAGGCTCTTCAAGGTTTATTTGCCGGCCTATAGCCTCAATGCGCTTTAAGTTGCCGGCTACATCACCAGAAATTGGGTGTGCTATGTATGCGATTTTCATGTGTCAATATTTTAATTAGTGTACTATCTTATTTAAGCTTTTATGCTGTTTAGTTAAATAACGATGTATATATTGCATGTTCGTGCCTCACACGGCAACATATACGGGCGTTATGCAAAATCTAAAGATAATTGAGGCTTCACTTGAACAGGTCTAAAATATTCCCCAGTTTCAAAATCATATTGAAACCAATTATTAGAAAATTTCTTCCAAAAAGTGTCCTCATTGATCTTCATTATTCTGCCATCACAATCGTTGCATTTCGTGTGTTTTATTGGGCAATTATGCCAAACAGCTTCGCAGCCTGGATCGGGGCAAACTTTGATAATACCGAGAGGACTTCGCATAACACCACCTAAACAAGATGGCTGGCTTTGTTCTTCGTTTGAATTTTTTTCGTTTAAATAATCCATTGTTTTTCGTTTTAAGTTTCGATATATTAATCAGCCACCTCGTTTAGCTGCGTTCCGTTATGCCTCACTTAAAACAAAATTCGGCAGGTGTTCCTTCACTTGTTTACAAAGCGATTCTACGTCAATCATTTTCCTGCCAGAATAATCTTGTCTGCTACAAGCATCTTTCAGGATTGAACCGTTTAAAAAGCCTAATTGATGCGCCCTTAGCACGGCAAATGTTTTTGACATATCTCGACCACAAATATCATTATGCAAAACATAAATATCAGTACCATAAATACCCAAAGTGTCTAAAGAAAGAAGTTTCATCATTCCTCCCATAACTGAATCAGGGTCGATTTTACTAGATTCAGGTTGTAACATTTCCATTATTACATTCATTGCGCCCGGATTTCCGTCGCTCATTTTTAAAACAGCACTCATTGTGCCGTCTGCTAAGTTAATTCTACTCATAATTTATAATTTAATTGATTAATAATTCAGTGTATAAAAGCGAAGGCATAACACGGTATAAAAAACAGTTGCCAGATTCTCAGGACGGATAGGCAACCGTTTCTTATACCCATTCCGACGTTATGCCTCACTTAAAACAAAATTCGGCAGGTGTTCCTTCACTTGTTTACAAAGCGATTCTACGTCAATCATTTTCCTGCCAGAATAATCTTGTCTGCTACAAGCATCTTTCAGGATTGAACCGTTTAAAAAGCCTAATTGATGCGCCCTTAGCACGGCAAATGTTTTTGACATATCTCGACCACAAATATCATTATGCAAAACATAAATATCAGTACCATAAATACCCAAAGTGTCTAAAGAAAGAAGTTTCATCATTCCTCCCATAACTGAATCAGGGTCGATTTTACTAGATTCAGGTTGTAACATTTCCATTATTACATTCATTGCGCCCGGATTTCCGTCGCTCATTTTTAAAACAGCACTCATTGTGCCGTCTGCTAAGTTAATTCTACTCATAATTTATAATTTAATTGATTAATAATTCAGTGTATAAAAGCGAAGGCATAACACGGTATAAAAAACAGTTGCCAGATTCTCAGGACGGATAGGCAACCGTTTCTTATACCCATTCCGACGTTATTTACTATTCACATACTTCATATACTTTAGTTTAAAAGCCTTATCAACCTCTGCAACCGTTTCGCTCACGCGTTTGTCATCGCGCTTGTATTGCTGTGCTTCGTCTATGCTGCGTTGTGCCGCCGCGCCGCATCTTTCATCAAAGTAATCTGTGAACCAGGTAAGCACTTTGGGCATGTTAACGTTCTCGTATAACTCGCCGTAGTGGCCTGTTTTAGCGCGTCTAAAGACTAAATGCACATCAGCCATGTTCAACATTGAAAAGGAAGCCAGTAGTTCATCAGCAATCGCGTCAATCATTTCCTCAGTGAGTGAGCGTTTCAGGTTCAGCAAATTGTTAAGCTCAAGCATATACAGCTTAATGAGTGCTGCCACTTTTACATCGCCGTGCGCTTTTCGCAGTGCAAACAGATTTGACCCGCCGCTGTCAATAGCCGCCAGCGGGTTTTTCACATCGCGAAAAGCTACCGCCAGAGATTTAGGATTGTAGGTCTCTAAGAACTCGCGATTTGTAGTCGTTACTGATTTTTCCTTGCTTTTTTCCTGAGATTGCGATATAGATTTCATTGAATTTGCTGTTTAAAATTGACATAGTGAAGTTTGCATTATAGAATTCATTTTTAAGCGCATAAACGGCGTTTAAAAAGTGTTTAAGGCCGTCTAAAATGATTTCGTTGTCTATTTGTCTGTTTTGCTCTGCATACTTCGATTTGATCTTGTTTAGCAGTTGATTTAAGGCGGCGTAATCTTTTACTGACCAATAGTATTGCGTGCCGTATTTTTCGGTAAAAAAGTCGCAGAATATGGACTTCCCGGCAGCTGGTTTTACCTTTTGCTCCTCCGGATGCGCCGCCTGCAATTTGTGTAGCAGCGTAATGCGATCCTGCTCTGTTAGCGTGAGTGCTGCTGCAATTATTTGTTTAGCTCTTTCTTCTGTCATTGTTTCAAATGTTAGGGTTTCCTTGTCATAAAAACCGGTGCCGCAATGCGGACATACACCGCTTTCGCATCTAATGCAATAGTCGTATCCACACTGCGCGCACCGGTGATATATACAATGATTTGCCATGCTCAAAAGCTCATTGAAAGCGGCAGCCAAATATCTTGTCCATTCTCGCCTTTCATTTTTACTTTGATGTATTGAGATGTCTTAGAAGGCCTATAGGCTTCCCGGATCAGGTCAACAGCCTCAATCAGTTTCTTATCGCCAAACTCAGCTGCTTTTTTGCTTAAATCTAAAATTCTTGAAGCTTTCAATACGCCGTCCTTATTAGGCTTCAACATGTCAGTTATGAAGCTTACAAGCTTGCCGCTCTCCTCATCCTTAGCCATCGATTTTAGCCATTCATTCACTCTGATAATACCCACGTCCACGGTTTCATCCCACCTGTCAACTGTATTGCTTCCAATGATGATGCTAAGTTGCCCGTCCGAACTGGTGAAGGTGTGGCTTTCCTGTTTTTCCATCTGCTCATCAGTAAGCTCGTAGGCAACTTGCTTAAGCGAAAGCACGTCGGCGAAATTGTCGAACACACGCTCACGCACTGATCTGATCGTTTTGCTCAATGAGCTCAAAAGCTGAAACGATTCTTTGATAGCAAAATTCTTTAGCTCCTCGTAAGTTTCCTTATCCTGCTTGCGCCTGTTGGCCCGCTCAGCTGCTTTTTGTTTGAGCTGCTCTGTTAATTCCTGGATCTGCTCTTCAGTAAGATCCTTGATGTCGATTTTTTCCATTTTATTATTTGTTTAGGTTAATTCGAGCTGTTTAAGCCTTAATATTTGCTCCGATATAGCGCGTTTCTTTTTTGAAAGCGCCTGCCGATCTTTTAAATTATCAGCTTCATTGATCTGATCGTTTAGTCGATCAATTTGTTGCTGTAAGAGCCTGATTTTTTGATAATCTGTTTCCATTGTTGTTATAGATATTAAAATTTAATAACTTGCTTGCCTTGCCACTTTATCGGTTTTGTTTCGCTGTGCGTAACGCCGATAAATATGTCTTTTTCGATGTTTACGTAGCCGGTTCCGGCGCATAGGTCGCAAACTGCGTTTGAAGTGCCGCCTTCACCGTTGCACTCCTTGCAAACTGCCTCGTAGCTCACGTAAATTTTGCGGGGGTTTTTTGCATTCATTTTTTTAGGTATTAATTCAAAATAGATTGTCGTTCAATTTCGCGCTCAACCGGATCAGCTTTGTGCAGTATAGCCCTGAGGCGTTTAGCGCAAGCGTTCAGCTCATCGCTGCTCATCTGATAAATCAGCTTACCAGCAATACGGGGTTGCATCATGTATGCGTTTACGCGCTCCCAGTCGGCGTTGGTTTTGTAAATACCCAGTTTGGTTAGCAGCGTGAGTAACATACTGCGTTGCTTGCGCACGTGGTCTGTGGCCGCAGGCGTGAAGCTGTATTGGCCTATCAGCTCATTCAGTTGCTGCACATTGAGCTTTGCAGTGCTTTCCACGCCGTATTGGCTCAAAATAGCATCGCGGTACTCGTCAATGCCCTGTTTTATCCAAAGCGCACGCAGGCGGCGCACCTTTGCCTTACGGATGTCTTCTTTCATATCCGTAATATTGATGTTTGCGCCAGTGCTCAGCAGACGCTCAAACTCGCGCTCAGCGGCATGGCCAACAAAGCCGCCACGGATTTTGCCATTTTCAAAAATGTTCAACCGCAAGCTATGCGGATCGAAACTGTAAGTGAGGTTAGTTTTTGTTTTCATGTTCGTAGGGTATTTAATTTATAAATTTGGGGTTTCTTCTTCAACTTTGTTTCCGTGAAATAGCTGCGCTTTTTTCTCGTCAATCATTAGTACGCCGCCCGGCACACGGCCATTTACATTGCAGCTAAGGCCTTTTACGTGAAAGCGCACTTTTGCAAGCTTACTTGCCAGCTTAGCCGGTGCGGTGTAGGGTTCGCCGCGTTCCTCATGTGCCAGAAACACAATAAGCTTGCGCGGATGCCGTGCTATAAAGCTTGCTAAAGCTGATTTCTTTAATTCGTCCTGGTAAATTGTCAAATTATCAATGAACACTACTTCGGGCGAGCGGCGTTTGTTGAGCCGCTTTTCTAACATTTCAAAGCTCTCATACTCGAGCAGATGAAGGTTCGTATCCGTTGTATCAATTCCAACGCGGAGCATGGTTTTTTTAAATGCAAGACCGGTTCCCTCCTCGGCTGATATGTAAAGCACCTTTTTGATTTTTGACAGATACAGCGCGAGGGATAAGGCCAACCATGTTTTGCCATTTTTATCGCGGCCATATATAAGCCAGGCGCCATTGGCCTCTGGCTCGCCAAGCACATCCTTCCAAATCCCGTCAAGCTGCAATGTTTCATATTCTTTGTCGTATATGTTTCTTATCGTGATTGTTCGCTTCATACCCGGACATACTTATTGATTGAGTATTAGTAAGCTCTCGGCACGTCTGAGGCCGCTAATGTTTCCATCTTCGGTTATCAAGCAGCGTTTTACAATTTCATTCAGGCTGCTTTTGTCGTTCATATTTACCGTGAGCACATCAGTAATCAGCTTACGATAAAAGCCTTGCTTATCGGCGTTGCCTGATGGAACTACGCTTGTGTAGTTCTCCGAATAGCGGCTAAATATTTCTTTAAAGCCGACCTTTTTATTAGCTATGCCCTGCTCAATTTTATGCCTTAGCCCGTCGGCGCCCAGCATGTACCAGCCGCACACATTTTCGGTGGCGTTCCATAGCTCTTTGAGTACTAAGAAGGCGTTATAATCCAAATCACCGGCCTCGTCAATAATTACCATTGGCTTAGGCAACATTCTTAGGTAATACTTAATATTAGCCTTCACGTCAGCGTGTCTGCCGGTATGCTCCACACCTATAGTTTTAGCAATCAGCCTCACAAACAATTGCTTTGTCTTTGCCTGACTGGCATCTACATAGAAGCAATTTTTTAAAGTTCTACTCAGGTATTTTGCTGAATATGTTTTGCCAATACCGCACTCGTCCACGCAAATACGCGCCTTGCTAAATTCCTTGCAAAAAACAATGTCCTCCTCAATGGTGTTGAATACCTCTGTGCGTGCCATATTCCACTTGCGCTCGTTCAAGCTTACATTGAGCTCGCGGCCAATGGTTAGCCAGTTATTGTCGCGGATCAGCCCGTCTCGTTCGCCATTTTTTAGCCGGTTAAATACCGATGGGCTTATGCCCCACTGCCTTGCAAATGCCGATTCGGCACCGTCGAAATTTGCGCGCTGCTCAAGCAATGCCGCTACTACTTTTTCCTTAAACTCTGCTGTGATTTGTAACATAGTATTGTATTTATATAATATTAGAATCTGTCTTTTAGGCTTCTTTTAAATCCCGTTTCAATGCCGTTGAATTCCTCTTGAAAATCCGGTTCAGGCAGTATCTCCACCTCGCAACCCACGGTTTCTTCATCGCGGCGCAGGCCTGGCATCTTAAACTTGTTGTTGAGTGTTAGCGGGGTGTTGTCGATAATGGTTACCGTTTCCAGCTCGTTCTTGCGCCTGCGCTGGTAGGCCTCAATAGTGGTAGCATATTGGCTCATCAGCTCACGGGCTTCGTAGTCTGCCGCTGTTTGTTCCAGTTTGGCGCGGTGGTAGCGTGGTTTTGGTAGTGCTTCGCATATATAAGTGTCGTTGATGTAAATCAATGCCTTTAACATGCTGCCATCGTTGGCATCAAGCCAGTATATGTCTATATTTTCGCCTTCTACGGTTTTCATTAGGTTGATAAGCTTATCGCCCGTATAAATTTCGCCCTGGTCGCCTAAGAGCCATTCGGCATTTTGAAATTTAACGATACCGGCCCTGCATGATGTAGGAGTTTTGTAGCCCAGGTGTCGCAAAAACCCGCGATAATTTGTTGGTGCCAAATTTGGATGCTGCTTCTCGCAAAACACCTCCCAGCGGGTTTTGTCGGTGTAAATGCTGTGTGGCATATTGTTCCAAGTTTCAATGTCGCGCAGGCACTGGTTAGTAAGCTTATCGTAAGGCACCATAGATACTTTGCCGCCGCCTGATTGGTTTGATTCGTCCAGGGCAAATGGCCTTGCAAGCCATCCTTCGTGTTTCTTTTCCAGCTTATAGCGGAGCGGGTTGAAGTAGGCCTCAATACGCTTACCGCGCGCGTTATTGGCCTCTATTCTCACCTCCTCAAACATATATCCCTCGCGCAGAAAGGTGTCGGCAAACGAACTATTAAGCGAGCTCTCGCACTCTAATTCATAAGGCAAACTAAAGCCCCACTCGGCATAGTTGCGTACCATTTGCCGGTAGAAATCTAAAATAATACCTTCTTTGGTTTTGCCATACACCCAGGTCGTAAATGCCTCGCTGCCCAAGTCGATGCCGTTGTAAAACCACATGCGCTTGCCCTTGGCATATTCAAAAGGAGGCTGGCGGTCATCAATACTAATAATGCTGCCTGCAAACTCGGGATGTAATAAGCTGTGGTGGGGAATAGATGCGCCGATAAGTTTTTGGCGGTCGCCGCTGCGCTTTGCAAGGGTTCCGGTGCGGCTTTCGTAGGTGTTCAAATAATTATAGATAGTTGTTGAGCTCAATTTGGGGAAGCCGTCCGGCACATATAGCTCACCAGTAGCGTTGTTAACTACATCAAGGTAGCCACTGAGGAACGATTCATATTGCCGTGCTACATCAGCAAAATTTGGTTTTTGCTTTTGAGTGCCAAACATATCGTTCAGCAGCTTCATAATTTCGGCCTGGTTATCGGGGGCAGCGTTTTTGTTGCCATGCTTTTTGCTTATCAGGCTGATGTATCCGTCTCTTGTAAATCGCTTGTAAGTTTCTTTCCAACGCGTCTCATTTTCCGGCAAAGTGCTCACCATTTCAAACTTTTTCGCCATGATTGGCTTAAAGCTGGTGGCATCTTTCCATAGTGTTGTAAGGATAGCTTTAGGCTTGTAGCCTTTGCCAATTATTTCGGCCTCACGTGCCACTTTAAGCCGCTTACAAGCCTTTAGCAGGCAGGCATTAGCAATATACTTATCTTGTATTTTTTCATCAATATATTCGCCGTTTTCAAACTTATAATCGCGGTAATAGTCAACCGTTTCACGGGCTGTTTTAAAAAACTCCTCCAGCACATGCTTTCCCTTGCGGGGGTCGCCTATGGCCTGGCGCATATCGAGGGGCAAGCTGTCAAAATCAATTAGCATTTGCCGGCCATTGCCACCCAGCTGAACACGCTTCAATCCGTAGCCGCGCTTTTCGGCACGTTTGCAGATAACACTTAAGGATTTTTCGCTGGAATAAAACTCCGGGACAAGCTCCTCAGCCGTTACTACTAATATGTTGTTCCAGGGGTGTGGCATTTTATTGATTCAAAGATTCCTGATTTAAAGTTACTGTTTAGCAATTTCTTCGAGCTTTCTGTCGAGCTCAGCACGTTCGTTCACGATGTTTATTATAGCTTGCTTCACGGGATCAGTCATACGGCGAAAGCCTTTGAGCATTTCGCGAATTGTACCTTCTTTGTAACCTGTCGCCTCGGCCACTTTTAACCTGTCGCCTCTGGTTAGTTTTTGCCTGATTTTTACCTGATTTGGATATTTCTTGACATTCTTTGCCATTCTGTTGTACATTTGTTGCGTTTATAGTGCGCAAATATACTCCAATATGATTGGATAATCCAAATAAAATGGATACTTTTTTTAAAAAAACTTTGCTTGGTCTAAATATCAAGCATTTAAGACAGAATAAAAAGCTAACTCAAGGAGCTTTAAGCAAGCAATTAGGTGTTAAGGCAACCACTTTATCCAACTGGGAGGTTGGTATTTCGTCCCCTGACTTGGATATATTGACGAAAATATCCAATTATTTTGGTGTTTCGCTGGATAATTTAACCCTAATAGAACACGATCAATGGAGTGAAACTAGTAATCTTAGCAAGAATAGTGTAAAGGACAATTTATTACCATCCGGTCCTTGCCGGCAATGTGAAATTCGCGAAAAGCTAATTACCCAGCAGGAAGATACTATTGAGCTGCTTAAAGAAAAAATTGAAAGCTTAAAACAAAAAGGCCACAATAATAAATCTGGCGATGACCCTTACCGGCAAACAGGATAATTAAAATGTATGACCATACGCTCCCACCCCGCTTTTAAGCACAAAAAAGCAGGAAAACATACACACACACACGTTTTTGATTTTTAGTATTGTCTTGTTTTGTGTGTATTACACTAAATATCAATGTATTATATCAATATTCCATATTCTATAACATTGCCATATAGGGGTAGTTAGCGGTTAAAAATTGGATTTTAGCCCCTTTTTTTTGCCATATAGGGGTAGTTAGCCGTTCAAATTAACCGCTACCAGTTTACCCAACTGTTTACCCAACTGTTTACCCAAAGATTTTAAAGGTCATTTTCATGTCATTTTAAGGTGTTTTAAAACGGCTTGTTTTTTGGTTTGTTTTGCTATCAGTCGCGCATTGTTTACAGGCACAAAAAAAACGCCGCAAAGGGCGTAAAATCAAATAAACCAGCTATTTTTGTATCCTTATTAATGGTAATACTATCTATAGTTAAAGTAATATGTAAGAAAGAGCTCCCTAATCATCAAAAAATTAAAGCAAAATTTAAGTAAATTAAACATTTCGTTTTTTTTGCTTTTTAGCTTCTACACTTGTAAGTATTTGTTATTCAATTGATAAAATCGCTTTTTTCTTTTTTTCTTTTTACATTTTGTTTTTATGCCCATATTAGGCGGTGGCTGTCCTATCGTAATATTCTTTATTTTGC